CGCCAACGCACTTTCACAGCCCGGTCCGTGCGATGGGGATTTGCATTCCCGCCTACGCCCTTACAGGGCTACGGCGCGGCAGGCCAAAATCATGCCGTGGAGGCAGGAGAAATGAGAACCGCTGATTTCTATTTCCGTGCGATCCTAATTGCAGCCTGTTGCGTTGGTGCGGTTGTGTTCAATGTTTACGGCTCGCCGTTCATCGGCTTTGCGTTCGTATCGCTTGCCTCGATAATTTTGGCGGCCCCGTTATGAACCGCTGGCACGTCATGCGAATTTACGCCGGCGCCGAATTCGCCGTGTGCTCCGCGATGACGGCGGCGGGGTTCGTCGCCTATTGCCCGGCGTACATTGAGCGCAGGCGAAACCGATATGGACACCGGGGGGCGATGATGGAATACGCCCTCCCCCTGTTCCCCGGCTACGCCTTCGTGCAGCACGACACCAGCTTTCGCAAAGAGGCTTTCGAGACGGCTCGGATCAAGATCAGCGTATTCCGAACCTCATATCTCAGGGACGATCAGATGGACGCGATCCGCGACACGGCGAACGAGGCGAGCAAGGTGACGACCGAGCGCAAGATCGTCCCCGGCCAATTCGCCAAGCTGTTGCACGGCGTGCTCAAAGGCGAGAGCGCCAAGGTGCTGCGCATCAAAGGGCAACGGGCGTTGCTCGAATTCACCCGAGGCGGGCGGCGTGCGGAGATGACTGTGATGGTTAGGGATTTGGAGGCGGTCGGATGATTTCACGTGACACTTGCAATCACGGGGACACCGTGCTAGACACACCTCAGGTCAAGGCCGTTGATCCGCGTGGCGCCAGGGGGCGCAGCGACGCGAACGGTAACCAGCGGGCGGATACGCCGTCCCCGCACATTGCAAAACTCCCCTCGCCCAAATCTGTTAAGACATTGTTAACCATTGGGATCAAATGACGGATCGCACGGACGACACCGAGGATTTTTGCTATGCTGAGGCGTGCTTTTGCAGAATGACGCATCGCCTATGGCCGTTTGGCATTTCCGGCGACAGCAACCTGTTCCAGGAACAGGCCCCACGCGTCGGCCGCATGATCGGTGGCAAGTTCTATCTTCGTATTGACGACCCCGTCGCCTTGACGAAAGTCACGGTTGGGCACCTTGAAAAGGTCATAGGGAATATATCGTGACGGATCGCACAATCATCCTCGCCGAAAACGGTCGGGCGTCCTACCGTGGCGTGTCCCGCGAAGGCGAGGCCCTATGGTCCGCCTATCAGCGTGAAGATGACGACCTGTCCTATGTGCTCGATTACGCGAACTGGTTGGGCACCGAGACGATCAGCTCGGTTGCGCGCACGGCATTCGGCACTACGGTCGCCGGCACAGCTAACACGACGACCACGTCAACCCAACGCCTCAAGGGCACCGGATATGTGGACATCAAGGTGACGACATCGGGCAGCCAGGTCCGGCAAGACCGCATCGTGATCCGTGACCGCAGCGAGAATGCGATTGTGGGCACGAGGTATGGGATTTGACATGGCCGCCCGTATAAGGCCGCAGCATCAGGACGAATGCCGAGCCCGTATCAAAGTAAGTCAGTTGTTAAATCGCTTGCAAGATCACGGGCTTGGCGAAATTGAATTGGATATGGCCCGGATTAAGTCGATTGAAATTCTGTTGCGCAAGACATTGCCAGACCTTTCCTCGACCACGATTGAAGGCGGCGACAAGCCCCTTATCCACCAAGTCATATCGTCAGAGCCGCTGACGCCGGAACAATGGGCGGAACGTTACAAGCCGAAGTAAGATGGGCACCCCAGTCAGGGCCGCAGCACGCATTCGTTAATTGCACAGCCTTCGACGTGCTCTATGGCGGCGCCCGTGGCGGCGGCAAGTCGGACGCCTGCTTAGGCGATTGGGCTTTGCACGCCCTGCGATACGGCGATGGTGCGCGCGGCCTATTCGTCCGCAAGGAATTGCCACAGCTCGAAGAGGCAATCAGGCGGTCGAAAGAGATTTATTACCCGATTGATGCCGTGTGGGCCGAGCAGGCCAAGCGGTGGACGTTCCCGAATGGCGCGACGTTGAGCTTTCGCCCGCTGGAACGCGAAGACGATGCGGAGAAGTACCAGGGGCACTCTTACACCCGTGTATACGCAGAAGAGCTGACCAATTGGGCTTCTCCGCACGGTGTCGATCGCCTGAAAGCCACGATGCGCTCAAGCAAGGGCGTGCCGGTCGGCTTTCGGGCGTCGGCAAACCCTGGCGGCCCCGGCCATCTGTGGGTGAAGGCTCGCTACATTGATCCGGCACCGGCAGGCTACAAGGTGTTGAAAGACGACGGCGGGCAAAGCCGGGTGTTCATCCCGGCGAAGCTGACCGACAATCGCATCTTAACGAGCGGCGATCCGCTTTATGCCGACCGCCTGAAATCATCCGGCCCCGAGGCCATCGTCCGGGCATGGCTTGAGGGCGATTGGTCGATTGTCGAGGGGGCCTATTTCGCCGTGTGGTCGAATGAGCGGCATGTGATCCGCCCGTTTGAAATCCCGGAACATTGGACGCGGTTTCGCTCGATGGACTGGGGATCGGCCCGCCCGTTCAGCGTCGGGTGGTGGGCCGTGGCAAGCGAGGGTAGCGCGCAGTTCGCCAAGGGCGCATTGATCCGCTATCGCGAATGGTACGGCGCCAGCGCTCCGAATGTCGGGCTCAAGATGCGCATTGATGAGGTAGCTCAAGGCATCAGGGCGCGCGAGGCAAGGGGCGAGAAGATCGCCTACGGCGTGTGTGACCCGGCCATGTCGAAAGAGGATGGCGGACCGTCGATTGCCGAGCACATGAGCCGGTCGGGCGTACATTGGGAATACGCGGACAATACCCGCGTTGCCGGATGGGCGCAGATCAACGGGCGGCTAATCGGTGAGGACGGCAAGCCGATGATTGTTTGCTTCTCGACGTGCGCGGATTCGATCCGCACATTGCCTGCGCTGCAGCATGACAAGCGCAAGCCCGAGGACGTGGACACGGACGGCGAAGACCATGCGGCGGACGAATGGCGATATGCCTGCATGTCGCGCCCGTGGTCGGCGGCGTTAAGCAAGGTCAAGCCCGGCAACCCGGACGATGTGTACACCCGCCATCGCAGCGTTAAGCGCGGGAATTGGAGAACAGCCTAAATGGGCCAAGCCCTACAAGCCGAACAGCCACAGCAACAGGCCGAGCCGCCCAAGCTGGAGACGCTCAAGAACCAGGTCTCCGCGTCCATGGACCTACTGGACGATGCGCGCCGGGAGTCGCAGAAAGACCAGGATTACTATGACGACAAGCAATGGACCGACGACGAAATTCGAACCCTGGAAGCCCGCAACCAGCCTGCGCTTGTATTCAATGAGGTCAAGCCAGCGGTCAACTCCCTCTGCGGAATTGCCGAGCGAGGCCGCGTCGATCCAAAAGCCTGGGGACGCACCCCCAAGGACCAAAAGTCCTCCGAAGTGGCAACGGATAGCCTGAGATATGTCGACGATCTAAACCGTTTCTCGACGATCAAGCGCGAGCATCGCGTGTCGTACCTGATATGGGGCATCGTCGTCGGCATGATCGAGGTCGACGAGGACCGCGAGATCAAGATGAAGGCGGCCCGGCCGGAAGAGTACTATTACGACCCCTATTCGCGGGAGAAGGACTTCGCCGACGCGCGCTATGATGGCCTTGCGAAGTGGATGGACGAGGATGCTCTAGCCGAACTCTACCCCGACAACGCCAAGGATATTTCGGCGTCAATCGACATGTCGGCGAACGTCACCGAGACGTACAAGGATCGGCCGAACCGGGCGTGGTCATGGGCGGACAAACAGAAACGCCGCGTGCTGGTATTCGAGCACTACCACCTATGGAAGGGGGAGTGGTGCAAGACCGTGTTCATATCCGGGGCGATCCTGGAGCATGGGCCGAGCCAGTACAAGGACAGCAAGGGCCGCCCGAAGAAATGCACGGTCGCGCAATCGGCCTATGTGGATCGGGACAACCGGCGCTACGGCGTTGTGCGTTCCATGCGCGGCCCGCAAGACGCCATCAACAAGGGCAAGTCCAAGGCCGTCCACTTGCTCAACGTGCGCCAGGTGCGGCTGGATCCGACTGTAGCAGACGCTGACGAGGTGCGCATTGAACTATCTAAGCCCGATGGCGTCATCATGGCTCGCAAAGATCAGGTCGAGCCGCTCAACACGCACACGCAATTCATAGCCGCGCACCTCGACCTGTTGCGCGACTCCAAGGACATGATGCGCCGGCAGCAACCGAGCCCCGGCATTGTCGGGAGGCAATCGGCAAGCCAATCGGGCGTCGCCATTCAGCGCGAACAGGAGGCAGGGTTAGCCGAGTTCGCGATGGTGCTGGCGGGCTTTGATGACTGGATTCTCCGCATGTACCGGAGCGCTTGGGAAGGCATCAAGCAATTTTGGGACGCCCCGAAATACGTGCGCGTGACCGACGACGAAAACGCGCCGCGGTTTATGATCATGAACGCGCGCGACCCGCAGACCGGGCAACCGTTCGTGGACCCCGAGACCGGGCAGCCGATGGAGGCGAACTCGCCGGCCGAGATGGACATGGACATCATCATAGACACGACGCCGGACGTGGCCGTGCTGCAGCAAGAGCAATTCCGCTCGCTCGTTGAGTTGGCCCAGGTGGCATTGCAGTCCGGGCAGCAAAACCCGATCCCATTTGCCGCGATCATCAAGGCGTCGAGCCTGCCAAAGAAGCAGGAAATCTTGGACGCCATGGAGCAACAGCAGCCCGATCCGAAAGCGCAGGAGGCGGCCGAACTTGGCAAGCGTCAAGCCATTGCGAAAATTCAGGTGGACGAGACCAAGGCGCTCAAGACCAAGGCCGAGACAGAAAAGATCGCGACCGAGATCGACCACGCCGAACACGTGACGCACTCGCTCAAGATCGACAACGCGCAGCAGATGGTATGGCCCAAGGCCATGCCGCAGCCGGTTGAGCGTGCGCCGCCTGGGGCGCTCCATTGAGTGCGGTCACTCATGTCAAATCGATCACGGTTGCGGACGGCACAAACACGAACATCGTGTTGCCGTCCGACTGGTTGTCGGCTCACGCCCAGCTAGCCACGCTTGCCGGTAATACGGCCGGGGTGTCCACGCTGTCGGGCACGAACTTCGTCTTCGCCGGTAGCAACAACGTCACGGTTAGTGGCGTCCAGGGGGCGAACGCGGCGACGATCGGCTGGAATGCTCCGGCAGGTGGGGCGGGAGGGTCGCTGAATGTGTCGGCGGGCACCACGTCGAACAACCTGACGAACATCACGTTCGCCGATAGCAACGGCTTAGCCTTCGGCCTGAATGCCTCGACCATCACGGGCAGCTATTCGCAATCGACGCACGGGCACAGCCTGTCGCTGTTCGCTGTTTCGAATACGACGCAGAGTTCGAGCGGCACGCAGAACGTCGCGAACGTGTCGTTCCAGGGCAATGGGATTGTCTCGGTCGGCGTAAGCAACGGCTCGGTTGTTCTGAGTGCCACGCAGTCCAATCAGGCGTTCAGCGCGGGCGGCGGTTCGTCGGCATTCCAAACCCTATCGTTCAACGATTCGAACGGGGTCACGTTTACCAATTCGAACGGCTCGGTCGGGGCGACGGTTCGGACCAATTATGCGTCGTCATCGCATAGTCATGCGGCCTCGGCCAACAACGGCTCGTTCGCCTTCGACACGTTGTCATTCTCGAACGCGAACGGGATCAGCTTCGGAACATCGGCGGGCGCCGGTAACGCTATTACGGCGAGCTACACGGTCCCGACCGTCACGAATTCGAGCTGGACTGTCAGCGACAACGCGACGTCCGGCACGGTTGCCAGGTTGGCGTTTACGAACCTTAACGGGGTCACGTTAAGCCTGTCGTCGGGTGCGGGCGGGTCGCACACGATAGTCGGCAGCCACAACGCAATCACGACCGCTCGGGCGAGCACGGACGCCATCGGGCTCAACACTGCCCAGAGCAACGTCACGTGGACGGTTAACAGCGCGGGGCTTTCATTCGACGCGCGCGGCTATGCAGGCACGGGGACCACGTTCGCAGGTGGCGGCGTCTCGGGATCGATGACGGTTAACAGCGTTGGCGTTAACCTGTCGTTGTCTGCCAATGCCGGAACGATCAACCAGACCGGCCCGAACATCGGTGTTTCGACCGGCGGCAATACGCTGGGTTCCACGGGCACGGTGAGCACCGGCAACGTTGTGTTTGTCGGCGGGTCAAACATCACCCTGTCGCAATCCACGGCCGCCGCAGGGTCGCACGCCACGATTACCATTATCGGGGGTGGTGGGATCGGCGGCGGGGTATCCACGGGCGGCAACACGGCGGGCAGCACGGGGACGGTTACGACCGGGAATATCGTGTTCGTCGGCACGAACGGCATCACGTTGAGCC